TAGATGATAGCGTTTTTACACAAGCAATCATTGATGAATTTATAATGGGTGCTGAATTTAGAATTTATCAAGAGCTGCCTATGGATTCTGACAGGTTTGTTCAAGAAGGTGTTCTTGCTGCTGATGACAATACAATTAATTCACCAGCTGGAACTTTATTTATTAGAGGAGTAGAAGTATTTAATTCTACTGCTAACACAGAAGGTAATGGAACGTGGTTAGAGAAAAAAGATCAAACATATTTATCAGAATATGTGGATAGATTAACGGGACCAGAAGGTGACCGAACGGCTCAGGACGTAACAGGTTTTCCCAAATATTATGCGATGTTTGGTGGTGCTGATAATACTACAGATACTTCATCAGGCGGCATGTATGTAGCCCCTACACCTGACGCTAATTACAAATTTAGGGTCTATTATAATAAAATGCCTAATGGTCTTGGATCCGGCACTGGTTTTAATAATAATACTTATTTAAGCACATATTTCCCACAAGGTCTATTATATGCATGTCTAGTAGAAGCTTTTGGATATTTAAAAGGTCCAGTTGATATGTTGACATACTACGAAAATAGATATAAAAATGCAGTACAACAGTTTGCAGGGATGCAACTTGGAAGACGAAGACGAGATGATTATACTGACGGAACAGTTAGAATACCAGTCAAGTCACCGTCTCCGTAAATTGAGGAGAAAAAATTATGGCAATAACATCGGCAATATGTAACAGTTTTAAAACAGAAATTTTAAAAGCTGTACATAATTTTACAGCTACTACTGGAAACACTTTTAACATTGCGTTATATACTAGTTCAGCAACTTTAAGTGCATCTACAACTGCTTACAGTTCATCAAACGAAATTACTAACTCATCTGGATCAGCTTATTCGGCAAAAGGAAAAGCACTAACAAGTGTTACACCAGCTTTAGATTCAACAACTGCAGTTTGTGACTTTGCAGACATCTCTTGGACATCTGCATCTTTTACAGCTAACGGTTGTTTAATTTTTAATGACACCGCAACAGGTGACCCTGCAGTTTGTGCAGTGGCTTTTGGAGGAGACAAAACAGTTTCTTCTGGAACATTCACAGTTCAATTTCCAGCGGCAGCAGCAACGACAGCTATAGTTCGAATAGCATAAGGAGGAACTCCTTATGGCATCAATTTGGGGTGGCGATAGTCCTTCAGTAGCCTGGGGATATAACTCTTGGGAATCTAATACTGTTACAATTTCTTTAACAGCACCATCATCTTTAACTTCATCTTTAGGATCAATTGCAGCTTTTTCTGAACAAGGATGGGGATCAGATAGCTGGGGATATGAAAATTGGGGAGAAAGTGGTTATGCAGTCACTCTTTCTGGATTATCCGCAACTTCATCTGTAGGTGAATTAGTTGCTTATTCAGAACAAGGTTGGGGTAGAGATTTCTGGGGTGAAGAACCATGGGGAGAAAGTTATGATCCTACTATTCATTTATCTGGTCTTGGTTTAACTTCTGCTCTTGGAACTCCAACTGTAACAACAGAAATAAATACCGGTTGGGGACAAGACGGATGGGGTGTTGAAAACTGGGGTCAATCAGGATTAACCGTTATTGTTGACGTTGAATCTAGCGGAGTAGCAACAACATCATTACCAGACACAACATGGGGCGCTCAAGGTTGGGGAAGTTCTTCTGACTCAGGAACTGTTGGCAATACTTGGGGTGGAGATTTTATTTTAAATGTAGCAGATGTCATGGGAGTGACAGGAGTTTCGGCAACATCTGCAATAGGTTCTCCAACAATTATATTATCACCAACAGTTACATTAACAGCACCTTCAGGTTTAGAATCTAATGTTGGAGCTTTAACACCTACCGAAATGATTGTAGGAGTATCTGGTTTTGGTTTAACTTCTAATGTAGGAGCAATAACACCTTCAGATGTTGTTGGTATAAGTAGCGCAGGAGTAGGAACAACCGGAGTTGGATCAATTGTTATTGACGAAAGTTTAATAGTTGACATTACTGGCGTAGGAGCAACTATTAGTATAGGATCTGTAATAACAGAAGTTGCCTATACCTTAACGGCACCTGCAACTTTAACGTCTGGAGTAGGCGCAATAACACCTTCAGATGTTGTAGGATTAACTGGTGTAGAGGCCACAATAGCCGTAGGAAATGTTGCACCATTAGGTTATTTTGATATTGATATTACTGGAAATACAAATTATAATGATATTGACATAACAGGAAATACATCTTATACAGATGTAGCTTAACTGAAAAGAGCACAGGAGAAAAATTATGGCATCAACTTATACGGATCTCGGCCTAGAATTAATGGCTACTGGTGAAAATGCCGGTACATGGGGAACAAAGACTAACGCAAATTTACAACTTATTGAACAATTAACTGGTGGATATTTAGAAGTATCTATTGCAGGTGGTGCTCAAACTACAGAATTAGATATCGACAATGGTGCTTTAACAGGTAAAGCTCAACAAAGAGTTATTAAATTAACAGGATCTATAACTGGAAACCAAATTGTAACAGTCCCTCTTCTTACTGAGACATTTTATTTTATATACAATGCTACTACAGATGGCTCGGGTACTCCAACAGTACAATTAAAAGCAGCATCTGGTTCAGGTAATACTGTTACTTGGGCAGCATCAGACAAATCTTGGAAAATTATTTATGTAGATGGTGTAGCAACTAATACAGGTGTTTATGATATGGGTTTTGGATCTGGAGATGTAACTCTTACAGGAACACAGACTTTAACAAACAAAACTTTAACTAGTCCTAAAATTGGAACTTCAATTTTAGATACTAGCGGAAACGAATTAGTTTTACTTACAGCTACAGGTTCAGCAGTTAATGAATTTACTTTAGCTAACGCAGCAACAGGTAATGGTCCAACTTTATCAGCAACAGGTGAAACAAACGTTGATATAAATTTAAACCCTAAAGGATCTGGAGTACTTAAATCAGCAACAGCTGCAATTAAAATTGCAGGAAAAGAAACTATTTGGGTGCCCGCAGCAGCAATGCTTGCGCCTACTACAAACGCTGCAGATTCAGCTACTGTTGAAACAACAGCAACAAGACCAGATTTAAATGTATTTGATTTTGATGCTAGTACACAACAATACACACAATTTTCAATTGCTATGCCAAAACAATGGAATTTAGGAACAGTGACTTATCAAGTTTTCTGGTCTCCTTCTACTACAAACACAGGTAACTGTATTTTTGGATTACAAGGTGTTTCAGTTAGTGATAACGATACGATCGATGTTGCTTATGGAACAGCGATAGAAGTTACAGATGCTGGCATAGGAACAGTTGAAGATCAACAAGTTACATCTGAAAGCAGTGCAATCACTATTGCTGGTTCTCCAGCTGATGATGATTTAACTTATTTTCAATTATTTAGAAAAGCAGCTGACGGTGGTGACACATTTACTGGAGAAGCAAGAGTTCTTGGAGTAAAAGTATTCTATACTACTGACGCAGCTAATGATGCATAAGGAGGTTAGAGTATGGCAAGTTTTGGTTATCAAGTTTTAGGTTTTGGTTCTGGAGGAGCATCTGTTCGTCCCGCGGAAGTCGACTACTTAGTCGTTGGCGGCGGCGGAGGCGGATATGGATATACCGGAGGCGGCGGCGGAGGCGGCGGCATGCGTTCTTCTTATCCAGGAGGAACTAAATTAGTTTTAGCAGCAGCAGAAAACACTGTTACAGTTGGATCAGGAGCACCTGATAGTGCAAGTCCCAACACAGGATCAGCCATAAGAGGGGGAACTACTTCTATTGAACATGACGGCGGTACTTTTTCTACTACTGGCGGCGGCGGAGGTTCAACAGTCGGTAACGATATTGCACCTGATTATTCAGACGGAGGCTCTGGCGGAGGTGGATGTCACCAAGGCGTAGGCGGAGACGGTAACTTAGGAAGCTATTCTCCAGTAGAAGGTTATGACGGCGGAAACTCATGTAACTCATCAGGAGCTTGCGGAAATTTTAATGCCTCTGGTGGAGGCGGAGCTGGTGGAGCCGGATCAAATAACAACGGTG